TATTCTACTTGTTTTAGACGTTTCTTGGCACCAGCAAGAGTTGGTGAACCACCAAGATTCTTACCTGTTTCGCTCTTGACTTCATAACCAGAATCAACCCTTACGATTGTCTCATCGATTGTTTCTTCTTTAACTGGTTCTGGCTTCTTTGGAGCTAACAATTGCTTGGCACGTTCTCTTGAAGCAGCAGACTTTTGTTGCTCACGTTCGAATGCACGCTGTAGCTTAACAGCAGCAGACATACGAACTTCCATAAATGTCTGATAGCTAATAGCTTCTTCTTTGATACCAGAACCCCTACGAACGTCGTTCATTAGTTCATGTGCGTGCTTATCAGAAACGTGGGGTGGGACACCCTTACGGAATTCGGCAAAGTTTTTATCATGAGCATGCTGACGCATCTTAGTGCCAGACATTCCAGTAGTACCTTCAGAGTCTGGATCACGTTCACCAGATGAGTGCATTGTGATAGACTTGAACTTGAAAGAACCGTGTTTATGTTCTTCGCCAGTGTTATATTTATGTAAGAGATCGTGCATTTCTTTATGACGATCTGAACCAGCAACTACGTGCAAATGCTCGACACCACTCTTATGTAGAGCAGCAGCGTGGTGCAAGATAGTTGGGGATTCTTTGTCAGCAGCTTTAACGTTTGTCTCTGGAGAGTAACGCTTTAGATGTTTGACCTTTTGTTCTGCAGTCAGTGGGTTCTTTTTAGCATCGTTTGAACCAGAAACTATAAGGCTGTGCGGAGCATTGTGTTCTTTGGCAACAGCGTGTAGCTTGCTAACAACTTCCATATGACCAGTTGTTGGTGGGTTCATTCGAGCAAATGACATAACATGGTGCTTTTCAGAACCATGACCACCAGCATCCTTAGCTTCAAATAATTCCTTGAACGTAATCATTAGCAGTTCCACTTTCTTAGTGCCAGCGCCTTGCGTGTTGGTTCACCATTTGGTTTCTTCATTGCACCTTCCATGCCACCCATGCGAGCACAGAAAGACTTACGACGATTGGCAGCTTTGCTACCTTTCTTTAACTTAGACGGTGGAGTGGTGACTGGTGCTTTTAGGTTAGCGCCTTTGGCATTATAAGCATCACGACCCTTTTGAGTTAGACCGCCAGTAGAAGACTTGTGTCCCTTAGCATCAACTGCAGCTTCGTAAAGAGTATCATCATCTACTGCTTCGAACTTTTCCCAAACAAGTTCAGGATCCATACTATACTCTTCTGCCATAGCCATTACCATCTCTTCGATAACATCAAACTGTTCATCGGCAGACAGTTCTTCGTTTTGAGATGCCTTTAGCGCTGCTGCAGTTGGAGCACCTTTACTTCCAGGCTTGCGCATGCGCTCACCAGAACCAGCTTTGATGCGTTTTTGTTTAGCGTGAATATTGTCCCAAAGACCAAGTTCACCTTCAGTGACAGTTTCTTCTTTCATGCAACTTCCAGGTGAGCATGGCGCAGTTCCAGGCTTGCGCTTGTAACCTTTCCAGCAGTCACAAGATTCGTTTAAATAGTCGGTAAAAGATTTCATTTTCTTACTTTCAATAAGTTAGCCTTAGCAAACTCGGCACGGTTTACTAGCTTGGTTGGTTCATTCTCATGGTGGACAACAAAGCCTTCTGGCTTAGATTTCTGACCAGCAATGTGGTGATCAAGACCACCTTCGTGAGATTCTAAATGCTTAACTAGAACGTTCTTAGCTTGGTGTAAGTGATGGTGCATCGACAACAGATTCTCGTAATGAGACTTATTGGATTCAATATGACCAACGTGTTCAGCACCTTCGGCTTTACGCTTTGATTGACCAGCTTCAGACTTCAACTTAGATGCAGCACGTTCGTAGTGACCAGCGATGTGCTTTTGTAAGCCACCAGCAGTTGGAACAGAGTCTGTCTTAATCGTAGAGTTAATGTAAGTGGCTAAGTGACTTGCTTCGCCTTGGTGCTTCTTAGTGGCAGGATACATCTTACCAGCATGAGTGTCGTGGATATCTTTAGCAGCTTCCATATGCTTATGGAATTCTTTCTGAGCTTTTTCTGGATAATCAACTTTAGATGTATCGTGCTCAGGAGACTTGTGGTAAACGTCTGGGTGTTCTTTGAAACCCTCGCTGCTGTGCAGTGGAGCAGCGTGCATAGATGCTAGATCTTTGCCATGGTATTGAGTATGAGTCACAACACCTAGTTTAGACTTCTTAACTGCTTCGGCTTCTTTACCGTGAGCAGTATAAGTGATAGTGTTTGGAGTGAATGAAGCTGAACCACTTTCGTGATGAGTGACGTCAGTCTTAGAATGCATCAAATCACCTTGATAAACACCAGTCTTTGGAGCAACTTTAGGTAGATGTTTTAGCGCTGCCTTTAGTTTCTCAGCAAGACCTGGAGCATGTCCATGATTCTTATCAACGTCTTTTTCAGAGTAGTTGATCTTAGGGGTCTTGTTAAATGCAGACTTAGAAGCTACAAAGAACTTACCTGATTCTGGGTGGTGTCCATAGACAACAGCTGGAGAACCATCGTACTTCATAGAAAGATTAGAGCTTTTAGCTCCAGACTTCATGTGCTCATGGGCTCTTAATAGAGAACCACGAGCATGTTCGAAACCGCCAGCGCCATGTAGTAATGGGCGATCTTCGGCATGATGAATGTGTTTTAGCTTACCATCATGGGCATCTGAACCATGTCCAAGAGCATCTTTTTCTTCTTTTAGATATGTAAGAAACGACTTCATTTTATCCCTTTAGTGAAGCACGTAATTGCCAACCGTGCTTCTCATGTGTATCGATACGATCTGCAATAAAGTTGCAGAGTCCTTGCTTATTTTGTTTAGTAGCAAGGGCGAATACTTTATTTAGGCTAAACAAGACTTGATCGTTTGCAGCTAGTGTTGCAGTTAGCATACCAGTTAGATCAGGGATAGATGATTCTTCCATAATTGTCTTGAGGTCATACAGATCCATTAGACTTTTTGGAGAGTAATCACCTAGCTTACGAATGTTCTCAGCCAACGGGTCTACTGCACTATAAACATCTTCGTATAAATCACCGAAGAATTCATGGTACTGCGGGAATTCTATTCCTTCCAAGTTCCAATGGAATGAGTGTGTTTTAAAATACATTACGAATGTATCTGCCATGGCCACTTTTAGGGCTTCTTGTAATTGTTTCATTTCTTCTTTCTCCACTCTTTAAACGATTCTTTGAACATCGGATCAAACGGGTTCTTAAAATCATCTGGACATACACCAGTATGTTCTTTACCACATTGTCCACAGATATCGGTTTTAATCTGTGGATGCTTTTTAATTTTGTTAATTATTTCTTCAGTAGGGTTTACGTCTTGAATCCATTTAGAAGTAAGTTTACCTGATGCTTCTTTAACGAGCAAGTGATTCGATCCACGTTTAACAATCTCGAATTGTTCACCGTTTGATTCTACGATTTCACCAATCTTAAAGATCTCTCCACGGAAATACTTTTCACGGAGATCGTCTTTGACTAAGTTAATCTGTTCTTTGATAACTTCCAATCCAGCGCCGAGACGAACATCGTTCATCAAACGACGAGAGTCGATCTCTCTTACAGCAGTTGGAAGACCCTTCTTGAATTCTTCATACAACCCTTTGGCTGCGGCAGAACGAAGTGACTCATCAGAGTCTGGATCTTTCTCTCCAGCAGAGATAACCTCTACACCCAAACGACGGATAGCACCAGCTTTATCGGCGCTAGTTACAACTACGATGTTCTTGTAGTTTTCTTTTAGTTGTTTGATTAGGGCTGGAACTGTATCCATGGACTCAACGAAGTTGGTCTTAGGAAACACCAGATTGAGATACTGGAGTTTCTTTTCTACTAACAGGGGATTCTTTTTGTGATCAGATGCAGAGGATGCATAGATCACGTGGTCTGCGCCTCTTTGTTCGGCGAGCTTTTTGACAGCCTTTACTACAAGTTCATGTCCCATCGTTGGAGGGTTAAACTTGCCACAGGCTAGAACCACCGTTTTAGATGGTAGTTCTTTTAGTAATTGTTTGTAATCTTTCATTTAATCCATCTATAAAGTAGTATACAGTTATTTATAATCTAAATTATTTTAAGAATGGATTAGCTTTATTGGTTCCAGGCTTTAGGGAGTACTTACTATTCGGCATATGAGCGATTTTAATCTCAGCTTGAACTTCATAAAATTCTGAACGAGTTGCTACACGAACCTTAAAGTCTCCACGCCCAGAGAGTAATGGAATGGTGGCACCAAGTTTGAATGGATCGAAATTAGAGATACGATAGAAGTCATCTCCAGCCTGCATATAGTAAGCTGGTTCGGCTTTACCTTTGGTGTAGTGTTCGGTAACGATCTTACCCAAGTCTAGATTTTCGCTATTGGCGATATATCGGTTAACACTTGGTTGATCGAAGAACTTCTTCATGATATGAAGAGGAACAGCGCCTTCTTCTTTTAGACCACCCTTGGTTGTAGGAATCTTTAATGATCTGAATGGGATACCAGAAAACTCGGCGATGTCCTTGAGGAACTTCTTGGTTTTTGGGTCTTTGTTTAGGATGTCAACTGCTGCTTTGGCAGAAGGAGTTTTGTAGGTAGTTTTCCAAGTACCATTCTCATAGTACACACGTGGGTTCGACAGATTGTCGGTGTGATTCATCTTCACTTCCATCCAAGAAGTGGCTTTCTTATACGTAATCTTTACATCAGCATACGCTGTGTCTCCAGGTGGACGAATAGCTTTAACACCTGGAATTTTATCGACGCTATCAGCAACGTCTTTTTCATACTTATCTGAAGCAGCACTCATTATCTTTACCCTAACATATTAGATCTATTATTTAGGTAGTCGATTATACTTTCTTTCCCACTTGCCGATCTGTCGGATGATCATCTGAGGTGAACTATTATTGTTAAAATCGTAGTTGAATGTCTTTAGAAAGTAGTGTAGAGTTCTGGAGTCTACTTTTCGTTTACAACGAGACAGCAGAGTATCAACATCAACGTTGGGTTTGAACATCTTGAAGTCTAGGTATACGCAATGGGCGTATGCTTGGATCTCGTCAAACTCGGACAGATATCTTCTCTCCTCATCTTTCTTCTTTTGCCCAACTCGTTTGTATGGGACAACGTAGTTACTGTAGTTGTCTTCTCTACGATCGTACTGCATGAAGTGAATTATCTCATGCATTAGAGTTTGGATAAGACGATACTTGAACCTGTCCCAAGACTCAGGACTAAAGATGTGTCTGTCGAAGTTTACTGAATGGATGATTAAGGTGCACTGGCGATCTTCGGGAGAGTATTCTCCACCAATGGCGATAAAGTCTCGATAGACTTTTGCCTTAGATTTTTGTTCGATCCACTCGATTTTGGTACGCCACTTCTTGACGTAATTAGAAAGACCTACAGAGTCATTTTCGTACTTGTCTAGGTCTTTCCATACTTTAGCTGGAATGAGCTTGGCACGGAATGGGCGCTCATAAAAGTTGAGCAGACCCATCCAGTTGTAGTTGGCGGTTTCTAGGAAATGCATAGCCTCCCAGAAAGTCTTGCTTAACTAAGTTGCTTCTCCAAATGTGCAAGGACTTTCGATTGTTCCTCTAAGTTAGTGTTATTGAACTCAGTAATGTAGGACATCAGGTCGAAATTAGACAGTATGTTACTATATTTAGTTTCTCGTCCTCTTAGGAATTGCTCGGACTGGTCGGAGCCTCGATCCTTATAGCGTTGCTCCAGCATAGGCTTTGGTGCCTTCAGATAGACCACCTGCAGTTCGGTGTTTGGGAGACCCATACAAAACTCTAGGAAAGACTGATTGAATACTCGATCACCTTCGAATAGAATGTTACAGTTGTGGGAGGCGATCCATTCTTGGAGTGGAGGCTGGACTGCCATGGAAAGACGATCCGTACCAGCAAAGGTTTCACCCTCATCGTACTTACCGAGAATATACAAGTCTCGTTCTTGGTTGTACATGGCAGTGACTAACTTGGCTGGAGCAGTTTCAATCCACGCTTTGTCTTCCATATACTTACGGAACAGAGTAGTCTTACCAGTCCCTGGAACACCACCAACGGCGATAATCTTTCGGGTCTTCAGAGTGTTCTTAATCAACTCGACTTTGATCTCGTCTTGAACACCAAATTTATCAATCATCATACTTTACCTTGCTTAACGTCTTCGATTAGGTTCACCAATTCTTCTCGAGTAAACACCCAAACACGTCCACGGAAAGAGTGGGTAGAAGTATCGGGGTCATGCTTCTTAGAGAATGACAGCTTCTTAATGAACTCACGAGCACAATTCTTGGCCATGGCTTCTTTGATTTCTTCAGCGTAGTTGACGTTCTGTTCTTTCAGCGTCAACAGTTCTTGCTCTTGGACTTTATGCTCAACAACGAATTGATTGAACTCATATTTCTCGAGCATTTCGTCTGGGTTTACGTTGATAGTGAACCCGCCATTAATAGCCGCAACAGTAACATCATTATGGGCACTCCAATTACCAACAGCACCAATAGAAGATGGAGTAGTAAGCACTGCATTAGACATAATGGTTTGTAGTCCATTGTTAGTCATAATTTTCAAATCACCATTATCATCAATAACATCACCAATACTATGTGTCATAAGAAATTCTCCAATCCAATTGCAACACGTTCTTCATCATCAAACATCCAGTCCAAACCATCCATCTTACCAGTAGCTAAGAAGTCGCCGAACCTTTCCTTAATTATACCCTGTTTACGATCCAAGCGCAAATCTATTATTTCATTGCGAGCATCCCAGAGTACATCCCATTCAATACCAGTCCATCCGTCGCCCTCTGCAACTTGGATCTCTTCAGCTTGTCTGTCGAGATAATAGCTAAGGTAACGTCCATGCTTCTGACGAAAGATCTTCTTGAAAGAACACAGGCAGGTTTCCATTGTAAAGTAGTCTACTTGACTAGCCAACGATGGAAACCGATCTTTCATCTCAGATCTAATTCCGCTGCCAATAGACTCGAGAGTAGCGTATTCGCTTGCATTGAGTTTCTTATCGATATCGTCATCTCTGCCGATGGCCAAAAGAAGTCCATTACGATGAGAACGGGAACCATCATAATCATCCAGCATAAGAGAAGTAGGGTCACAAATAATACCAGCAGTATGTTTAAGATGCTGAAGATAGAACCAAGTAGAATATCTCCCGAATTTATGGAGATTTGTTTTAAGCACGACCCACAATGCATCAAAGTTTTGAGACTCGTTGTCCCCATAATACGATTCGAGTTTTGCACGTTGTGTTCCATTTCCAATAAATTTTTGATAAGATTCGAACATCACAGGTAGATGTCCTTTGTTCCACTTGGTATCTGTTTGATAACGCAGTCGTTTGTAGTTCTTTGAATTCCAATCAGTGATACGTCCAAGGTCAGCAAGTTCGTAGTCAGGGAATTCGTTCTTCAACACCCATGCAGTTGGGAGTTGGTATGTGTTGCCATATAACCACGCAAGCCAGATACGTTCTTCATCGTTATGTTCATATCGATCATTGAGATAGTTTGTAGCCCATACTGCTGGATCACAATCATTATACTGAAGCGACCAAGCATACCAACGGATGAACGCTTCACGTCGGTTTTCTTTTAAACGATAATCCATTATTTCAAAAAGTCTTCAAGTGATGGTTGATCCATTAGAGCTTCACGCAACCAAGACTTACCAACAGTATCAATAGCAGTCTGGGTCTTGGCTTTCTTCTTATCACCCCATGCGTAAGATTCTAAACCTTCAGCAAGGAATTGCGCACGAGCCTTTGCTGGTGGTAATGCTTGAAGTGGGTTTACAATGGCTTTGTCTCTGTAGGCAATTTGCTCGGCACGTGTAGGGAATAGTGGTTGGTCTGAGCGGAGTGAACCAGTGGGATCAACTGCCCAAAAGACCAACCCATTGCGATTGTGCCAGCTGACAGAGGATGGGGTACAAGAGATTTTAAGTCGTTGGACTTTTCGTTCTTCGACTGCGTATTTGATCCATGCGTCCCAGCACTTGGATGCATAGCCTTTACCTTCTTGACCTTCGAGTGTGACGATTTCGTAGAGGTTAGCATATCCATCCCGATTAAATGTAGCAAAGATTAAAGAAACAACTTCACCGTTGACTTCATAAGCCATCGGCAGAGACTTATCGTAGTTATG